ATACTCATACACACAAGTTCATATTGATGCGGTGCTAACATCAGTAAGTCCAATCCTTTTTGGAGACACTAGCCATGGACACTAACATTACCTTTGCGGATTTAATGGATACCCCTACCGGGAGCGCAGCCCCCGAGAGTCCTAGAAATGCTTTAACGCGGCATATCAATTATCTATCCTATAGCATGGCTGATCTTCTGCACGGCTGCCCTAGGAAATACATTATCAAAAAGATTCAATGCCACACGCGCCAAGCTGAGAGGCTTTCAAACATTAAGTTTGCGTTTGGCCACGCTGTTGGTGCAGCAGTAGCAGAATATGACAAGACACTTAGCCGTGAGAAAGCTATTCTTGCTGCATTTCTAGCTTGGGACATTGACCTTCTAGCAGAAGAACGTCGATCAGTTAATTCTGCTGGTCGCTCATTCTGGGAATGTATCTATGCTATTGATAAATACATAGACTACCATCAAGAGTCTGATCTAGGGGAATATGAGTGTCTCCAGGTTGAAGCGACATTTGCTATTGACTTGGAAAATGGTTACTATTATTCTGGCCACATTGACGAAGTCCTAAGGCATAAGGTTACAGGAAGTCTCAAGATCAAGGAAAATAAAACTACAGCTTTCAGCGCAATTGACCCTGCAATCTATGCTAATAGTGACCAAGCTCTTAGCTATGCAGTAGCAATAGATACAGGAAACCAAACTGCATTAGATGTACTCTATACTATCTATGCAGTAACTACACAAGAGTGGATAGGATTAGAATTCGTTAAGCAAGTGTATAAGAAAGCCGAGTGGCTGCAAGATATGCTAGTGACGGGGCAGATTCTAGAAAGCTATAAAGAGCTGGGGTTCTACCCCAAACGGGGCAGGAATTGCTTCTCCTATAATACTCGATGCGAATACTTTGATAGCTGCGACTCTTTTGATTGCAGCAAAGCAGGGGAGATGGAAGTCTTTAAGTCTCTTGAGGAAGTCAATTCCATAGAGCCTATGATTTATCAAGCCACCCTAAGTCAGGTGTTAGCAGCGCAGAAAGAGAGGTTAGCCTCATGAAAGACTTCTTTGAAACCGTCCTCAGCTCATATCTATTTGCAGGTATTTGCCTAACAGCATTTACACTATTCATATGGGGAGTTACCTATGCCCTGTATTTTGTTCTCATGCTTTTGAATTCAATCATCAACCCTGGCACTTAATCTTTCTCTGGAGCTACCATGAAACTATCTGACTACGCAAAAAGCTCGATCAAACGCTCTAAGGTTCTAGTATATGGCGCACCAAAGACAGGTAAGACTGCATTGGTAGGAACACTAGCTAAGAACTTTAAACTTCATTGGTTTGATCTAGAGGCTGGGATTAAAACCCTACTCAATCCAGCCATGCTTGACCCTAAGTATCTATCTAATGTCAATGTCTATAACATCCCAGATCATAGGCTATATCCCGTAGCCATTGATACTATTCGGGCTGTGCTCAAAGGGACAGAAACTAAGATTTGTGACCAGCACGGAAAGGTTAATTGCCCGCTGTGTACAAAGAATAATGCTAGTTTCAGTACAATTAACATCAGCACTTTTGGGCCAGAGGACATTCTAGTGATAGACAGTATGTCGCAACTAGCCAATAGTGCTATGAACAAAGGTATCTATAAAGAACTCATCAAGCCTGATGGTGAAGAATACAAGAGAACCTTTACAGACTACGGGGTCCAAGGTGCCCTAATGGAGCAAATACTTTCTTACATTCAAGTAGTTAACATTAACATATGCTGTATTTCCCACGAGCTTGAGGCCGAAGGTATGGAGAATAAAGAAAAGATTGTACCTGTACTTGGCACTAGAAACTTCTCTTTGACTGGAGGAAAGTATTTCGATGCGCTGGTCTATTGCACTATTACCAATAAGCAGCATAGAGCGTATAGTGATACAGCCTTCAGCAACACAGTTATCAGCGGGTCAAGACTTCCATTGGCTGCTGCTAATAATACTATTGATTTGGCATCTATCTTCTCGGCTCCGCCGAACCCTTAATTCTTTCCCTTCTCTTTTTGGAGCTTTCCATGAAACAACTTACCCTCCCCACAATGCCTGCATCAGAACCTGTTACCAGTATTGACGCAACTCTTGCCGAGCGCGGTAATCGCTATGGCGACTTTGCTGATCATGCTATTATCGCCCAAAACATCCAAGATGTACTGCGGAATACTAATGGCTGGGAGAGACTTTCTGCCCCTCAGCGCCAAGCCCTTACTGTTATTGCGGACAAGATTGCTAGGATTCTTTCTGGCGATCCTACCTATGTTGACAATTGGCACGACATTCAAGGGTATGCAAAATTAGTAGAGACTATTCTTTTGAAGGAGCAAGCTATGAAATAAATCCACCATCCACCACTACAATCCACCTCATCTTTCCCCTTTTTCTTCTTTCTTTTGGAATTATCATGACTGCTTTTAATGACTTTGCTTCTTTGATGGATGCTGCAATTGATGACATTGATTCGCTGCCTCCCATTGGTGTGCCCCCTACTGGTAACTACAAATTGCGGGTAACTGCAACTCAAGTTACCAAAGCTGGCGGCAATCCCTACATTCGTTTTGAGTATGAAGTGCTTGAGGTTGGCTCTGTATCTAACCCTGATGAGGAAAAAGATGCAGCAGAGGGCATGACATTCTCCAATATCTACAGCCCCTTCAAGAAGGATGGCTCGCCGAATGAGTTTGGTATTGGTATGCTGAAGGAAGCTGTGCAACCTTATAGCCTTATCTTTGGCACCAGCAATATGCGTGCTACTCTTGAGCAAATTCGGGATGTTGAAATCTATGGCCAAGTTAATCGCTGGCCTGATAAGAAAGAACCTGGCCGCTGGAACTTTGCAGTTCGTAATGTTGAGCTGGCATAAGGGTTAAGCTAGGCTATTTAAGCTCTAGTCCAAGCGCCAAGAATAGAGACTAATAATCTCTGGTCTTGGCGCAATTCTTTTCTCTGGCTTCGCCAAAGGTCTTTTCTAGGAGATTATAAGATGGAAGCAAAGAATAATTCCCATGAGCTTATGTTAGCAGTTTATTTTGCTGCGCTGAGGCTACATCATGCTGAGACGCCAAGAGATTATTCTGACTTTGCAGCCTTAGTAGAAAAACTAAAGACTACTGCCTGGGAAGAAGGCAAAGAGTTTGGTATTAGTGTTAGCAGCCACTCTGCTGGAGAAGAAGAATAATGTCAGCTACTACTTCTCAAACAATCTTAGTAATCATAGCCCCTGAGGATAGGCCATTCCTAGTGCCCTATCTTAAGCCCCTGCTGGGCATGGCTACAATTAAAGTAGCCACAACCCCAAAGAATTCTAATAACCTTTTACTAGATGCCATCTCCAAGGCTGAAGCTACAGATATTATCTGTACTTGCCCTGAAACCTTAGTCACTATTTTAGAGACTCAGCCAGACTTCAGGCATCCACTTACAGCACACGGTAGAAAATCTGCCCTAAAGTTAGAGGATTATGCGGGGACATTTGTCAGACTCCATGGGCGCAGCCCAGTTAATTGTCTAATCCTAAATCCCCTCAAGCAACTAGTAACTGTACCTTATGGTAAATTCATAACTAATCATTATATTTCTAAGATTCTAAAACCAGAAGGCTGGCCCAAGGCGCAACCTTTTAATTGGGAGGTCTGGTCCCCTGAGAATAGCTCTAAACTCCTAGCGCTATTCTCAAAAGCTAAACTCATTGCTTGCGACATTGAAACCTATCGTGATGATCCTGACCGCAAGATTAAATGCGTAGGCTATGCGGGTCTATTTCCTGATGGAACTATTTATTCTATAGTAGTCCCATATAAATGCCTCCTAGCATTTGACTTCGTAAGAACTCTTAATGATAATTCTGTCCCTAAGATATTTCAAAACGGGCTATATGATAACGCCTATTTCCTTAGATTCAATTCTCCTGTAAGGAACTGGCTCTATGATACCCTCCATCTTTTTCATTCTTGGTATGCAGAATTACCAAAGAGCCTAGACTTTCTAGCGTCTTTTTCCATTAGATATATTCGCTACTGGAAAGATGATGCGGCAGGAAGTGAGTTTAATGTCTGGGAGTATAACGCTAGGGATTGCTGGTCAACACTATTGGTTTGGTGCTATCTCCTTGAACGGGCACCCAAGTGGGCCATTGATAACTACATCTTGGAATTTCCTTTAGTATTCCCCTGCCTGCATATGGAGCTAGATGGGATTAAAGTAGATTTTGAAAAGCTAGAGATTCAAAGAACTAAATCTATTGCAGAGAAATTAGAATCAAACAAAAGACTTGAAGCGTGGTTTGGGGCAGGATATAACCCTAACAGCCCTGTACAGAATCTTAAAGTATTGAAAATCCTGGGTGACACTAAGGCAGAAAGTTCTGATGCCGCAGCCCTAAATGCTTGTGCCTCCCTTAGCCCATTCAATAGCTTTGTCATTTCAAAAATAGTTGAGAATAAAAAAGCTGCAAAACTAATCTCAACCTATCTCCAGCCAGATAAATTCTGGAATGGGAGACTTCATTATAGAACAAATCCAGCAGGTACTGAGACTGGTCGCATGGCATCTTCAGAATCTAGTTTCTGGTGCGGACTACAGATTCAAAATATCCCAAGGGGTAAAGCTGTAAAGAGTTTCATTGTGCCTGATGACGGCTGGCTCTTAGCAGAGAATGATTATGCCCAAAGCGAGGCGAGATGCGTAGCATATCTTAGCGGGTGCAAAGCTCTTATTGATTTAGTAGAGTCAGATAGAGACTACCATAAGCATAATGCCTCTGCGTTCTTTGGTGTCCCGTATGAGGAAGTAACTAAAGACTTAAGAGACTTGGCTAAAAGAGTTAATCATGGAGCTAACTACTCTATGGGCGCAGCAGTATTACTAGAAACTATGGGACCGCAAAAAGTATTGGAAGCTAAAATCCTTCTGAAACTTCCTACCACTTGGACACTTAAAACTGTCTGTGAATACCTGCTCCAGAAATATGCAGATACTTATCCTGAGGTTAAGAAGGACTGGTATCATAGCATTGCATATACCATTGCTAGGTCTAAGAAGATAACTAGTGCCATCGGCTGGACTAGGTATTTCTTCTCTGACCCTACGAAATCAAAACCAGCAATGAACGCTGCGGTAGCTCACGGCCCACAAAACCTATCAGTAGCAATCATCAATAAGGTACTCTATCGGCTCTGGAAGGATTCAGTATATGGAGACTTAAGAGGAAAACTTAGGATTAAGGCCCAGATTCATGACAGCATACTCTACTGCTATAAGGGAGAAGATGTGCCAGCCATTGTATCTTCTAGGATGGTGTATCCTGTAGAAGTTACAGACCCTAAAGGAATCACCAGAACCATGACAATTCCAAATGACACATCTGCGGAGGGCACTACATGGTCAGCCCTAAAATAAATCCAAAGATAAATCTATTTGATACCTATTTCAAATATGTAGAGAACACAGAGCCGCCATTATTATTCCACCGCTGGTCAATGATCACCTGTATTGCGGCTGCCTTAGGGCGCCAATTCAGGCTTCCATTTGGAGACACTTTCATCTACCCTAATCACTATTGTATGTTGATTGGCGACCCAGGCACGAGGAAAAGCACAGCCATTAAAACTGTAAAGAGGCTTCTTGGCGCCTCTGGATACACTACATTTGCCGCAGAGAAAACATCTAAAGAGAAGTTCCTTGTTGACCTTGCTGGGGATGCAGCCACGCTTGACTCTGATGATAGGGACTTTCTCTCTGATCTTACTGGTAAATCAGGAACTCCAAGTGAACTATTCATTGTAGCGGATGAGTTTAATGAATTCGTAGGCCCATCTAATCTAGAATTCCTTTCTCTTTTAGGCACTCTCTGGGATTGGGATGATGAGAATGTACCCTATAAACAAAGGCTAAAGAAATCTCAATCATTAAATATCTACCAACCTACCTTGAATATCCTAGGCGGTAATACATTTGATGGTTTCGCCACAGCCTTTCCTCCAGAAGCCTTGGGTCAGGGGTTTCTTTCTAGGCTTATCTTAGTGCACAGTGAACACAGCGGCAAGAAATTCGCCTTCCCAGTTCCGCCGAGTCAGGAGCTTAAACAAGAATTAGTGGAGACACTTACAGAGATTAGAATGAATGTCATAGGCAATGCTACTCTTACAGAGAAAGCAATGGCCATGCTTAAAACTATTTATCATAGCTATCAAGGTGTGGATGATGTTAGGCTCAAGCATTATAGCACTAGGCGCCATACGCATCTATTGAAACTCTGTCTCGTAGTGGCAGCCAGCTATGGTAAGACAGAGTTAACAGCAGAACACGTATTGATTGCTAATAGCCTTTTAACCTATACTGAGCATAGGATGCCTACTGCGCTCGGAGAGTTTGGGAAGTCTAGAAACTCTGCGGTGACGGTTAAGATTATAAATATGCTTTCTGCCGCAAAGCTCCCAATAGAAATACCTGCAATCTGGCGCCAAGTACATTCTGATCTTGAGCGCCCAGAGGATTTAAATAAACTATTGCTTGGCCTGATGCAAGCAGGAAAAATCCAATACGTCCATAAGACTAAATATAGTGAAGCCCAAGGGTATCTTATTGTTAGGAAAGTATTGGATACGAAGCAAGTCTATGTTGATTACAGTTTGCTTAAAGAAGCAGAAGGTAAATAAAAAGTTTTTTTTCATTAGGAGCCATCATGCGAACACCTGAAATTTCCGCGCAGCGGAAAGAGCCAAAAGAGTTAATATATAATCCAAAGACAGACGCTGACCTTGATCTAAGGACTGGCATAAAAACAGACCTTAGAGCTAGAGTTCTTAGCTATGTTGCTAGGCATGGCAAGCCAGTCACTAAGAGAGAGATCAGCAATGCTATGAGTTGTACTTATGCGGCAGCAAAAAACCTGTTAAATCGCCTAGTCGAGAGCGGTAATTTTACAAAGGATATAAACGATAAAGGCATAACTTATTATACCTTTGTCCCGGAGGCTGAGAAAGAAAAAGCTAGACCGATAACACCTGGGAAGTTGATTCCCTTTTCAAAGGAGATTTATACTGGAGAAGAATTGAAAAATAAATGCCTGAGAGCTGGCGCTTATGACGCCTTTAAGTTGCCAAGTAAATAACTAAATATACCCCTAACAAATTCCTCAACCTGAAACCGGAGAATCACCATGAAATCTATTAGCCAGAAACCAGCCCTGGAGCAGATCAAAATACTTCTTACTCTTGATGTTGTGTCAAAAGAACTCATCCCCTCTGATTTCATTGATATTGTTGCAAGTAGAATCTATTCTATGGCTTTAGTAGAAGATGTTACCGCAACAGAGGTGGATTGGTACGAAGGGCAAAAGAAAGTATTTAACCTAGATGAGAGTATTATAGAGTTCAATGAAATGTATCGGCTCCCTTGCCCAGATAGCCCTACTCTAGACCCAGGTGAATCTTTGCGGCAGCGACTAAGTAACTTTAAAAATATCCTAAAAGAGGAAATCTCTGAAGTAGATGATATCCTACTTACTGCTTATTCTTCTAATGCTGACGCACTAACTGATATTGCAGATTGGCTAGGAGACATTATTATTTATTGCGCATCAGAGCTAAGGAAATATGGCTTACCGAGTGATCTTATCCTTTCCATCATCATGGCATCTAATAAGTCTAAGCTAGGGGTAGACGGGCGGCCACTCATTAGAGAAGATGGTAAGGTAATGAAGGGGCCTAATTACTGGCCACCAGAGGAACAGATTAAAAGAGCCATAGTTGCAATGGCAAGGCAGAAGGCGAAAGAAAAGAGCCAATCGTAGATCAGCCGCTAAAGGAGCAGACATGACTGACCGTGAACTTTTGGAACTGGCTGCAAGGGCGGCTGGGATTGGGTTGTTTGATGACGAGCACGGCGAAACGTGGCGGGTCTATTACACCGACCCCAATAATGGCCTGAAACGCTACACGCGCTGGAACCCGCTCACCAACGACGGCGATGCGCTGCGACTAGTGGTGAAGTGCAATCTGAATGTTTGTGTTGGCTATGGATCGGTATCGGCCTGCCTTCAGGATGATGGGTCATTCCACCGAATCGAAGAAATCAAAGACGACCCCTACGCAGCCACCCGCCGAGCCATCGTTCGTGCTGCGGCTGAAATTGGAAGGAACATGAAATGAAGCAAATTGAGCAACCACCAACGCAATGATACAGAGCCGGACGAAACTGCATCGTAGTAAGTGGAAATAATTAAAATAATTAAGCCCTCTTTCGAGGGCTTTTTTTAGTTTCTGAGCTTTATCTTATAAGTCCTTCTAATGCCCCATCAGGAATAGTCCTATGGTCGGGCAATCGTTCCCCGCCCATAAGCTCCTGAAGTGTCTGCCCATAGGGATTACCATTTATATCGGCCAATCTATTTACAATAGACACATTGGCATCTCTAGTCCAGCGGTTCATTGCCTGTTGAAACAACTCTACCCTACCCCCTGCTGATGTATATTGCTCAAGAAAGTTTAAGTATTCCTCCTCTGTTGGCATCTGTCCTGCTTCTAGCTTAGTCTTAACTGCCCTACCAATGCGCTCAATTCTAGCCCTATCTAGGGCACGATATGCAGTCTGCCTATAATAAGCATCAAGCGCCACGGCTTCATTCATAGGTCTAGCTCCCATGAGCCTAGTAATTCCACCGTATTCAATCGCCCTTTCCCCGATAGCTGCAAGAAAGAAAGTAGAATCCATATCGCCATGCGCAGAGATTAGACTATGGCTTCTAGTAACTGACTGGCCACCAAGCAATTGCGCGAAACCAGCAAGCGGCCTGTTCCAACCATTATGCTCTAAGCCACGAAGCAAACTATCCGACACATCTGCACCTTGTAGGATTGATCTACCTGTGCTAGTGATTGCATCTACCAGCCTAATACTGGCGCTTACTGTAGGAATATCTACGAAGGAAGTTGG